CGCTCATGCCGCCGTCCAGCCACGCCTCCAGTACGTTGGCGGGCACCATCTCGGAAAGGCAGGCCACCGTCTCGGAAAGCGACGGCTCGCGTCCGCCCTCGCCCTCGGCCTCCATCTGGAGCAGGCGCAGGACCGGCTTGGCCGGCAGCGAGGCGTACAGCGTCCAGTCCTGGCCCAGGTAGCGGACCACGACGGGCTGCTCCTCGGCTTCGGCCAGCGCCGCGTCGAAGTCGATGAAGCGGTCAGCCATAGGTCACGCCCTCTCCGGAGCGCCGTAGACCTTCAGCTCCGCGCCCCAGGTGGCCTTGTCCGAGCCGCCGAACGGCGTCACGGTCGCCCACGCCTTGAACTCCAGCACCTCGGCCCCGGAAGCGGCCGGAGACTCGATTTTGTACTCCAGCAGCGCCTCCGGCCCCATCGCATCCATGACGGCCTCGACGGCCGCCTGCCCGGGGTCGCGCTCGCCGGTGTCGGCGTCCTCGATGCGAGCGCCCTTGAGCGTGACCGTGTAGCCCCGCCCGAAGGGCAGCGGCTTGGCGAAGCCGCCGTCGTCGGCGTCCATGAAGTCCACCTCGCGGCCGGACTCGGCCCAGGTGATGCCGTCCTCATCGAGCCCGAGAATCGGCGTCCACGTAGGGCTCTCTTCGGTGCCCGTGTTCACCGAGATATCGAAGTCCCGGGAGAGCACCTTGTCGTCGCTTGTCACAGTCATCGGTCAGCGTCCTTTCAGTCGCGGTGTTCCGTCTCTCGCCTGACGTGCAGGGCGAAGTTGAGGGTGAAGCGGTAGCGGTCCCGCTCGTCGCGCCCGAGGTTGAACGGTCCGGTCTGGAGCGAGGAGCAGACGCACAGCCGCACCTCGTCCTCGCCGCCCGGGTCGAGCGTCACGTAGCGCAGTCCCTGCAGCGCGTCGTAGAGCGCCTGAGCGGCAGCCGCAGGCGTCTCCGGGTCGTCCGGAGCGCCGCGCACCATGAGCTGCACGGTCGGCTCGTCCCAGCCGTAGGTCGCGGACGGGCCCAGCGGGTTGCCGCCCGTCGAGAGGACCATCAGCGCCTCGTCCGGCGCATCCGGCAGGCGCTCTAGGAACACGTTGCCCGTCGTGCCCGTGGCGTCGTAGCGGACCAGCCCCACGGCGTCCAGATGCTTAGCCAGCGCCCGGGCAATCATCCCAGCCGCCCCCGCGCCCGCTCGGCCACGTCGCGCATGATGCGCGGCCCGTCCTCTTTGGCGGCCAGCTCCAGCCACTTCGACCGCCGCCCCGGCGCGTGCCGCCAGCCCGTCTCCTCGTGCTGCCGCGCCGCGTAGGCGGAGGCCGCGCCGCCGTATCCGACCTTGGCCACCAGGTCGGACGGCGTGGCCTTCTCGACGTTGCCCGAGCCCGAGAGGATGCCCTCCCGGTAGGGCACGGTCGTGTTCGCCACGCGCAGCAGCTCCGCCGCGCCGTCATTCAGCGCCTCGGCGCAGGCTTCGCGTATCTGGCGGAGTACCTTCTCGCGGTGGTCACGCACCATGCGGATGCTCGCCAGCTTGCTCACTTGCCGCTCCGTCCCAACGAGACGCGCAGCGCCTCCGGGCGCAGCAGCCCGTCCAGCACGTCCACGGCGACCACGCTGTACGTCCGTCCGGCGCACGTCACGCGGTCCCCGACCTTCACGGCCGCGTCCGGGCGCAGGTAGACCGTGGCCTCAGAGGCAATCACGGCGTCCTCGGTGACGCGCACCAGCCGTCGCGTGCGCTCGACGCGAGCCGGATAGGTAGCGGGAGCCTCGTAGACCGGACCGGCGGCGCTCTCGCCGCTGTACGGCTCCACGGCGAGCGTCTGGCGGAGTAGCGCCGTAGGCATCACAGCAGCATCGCTTTCCGGAGGATGCGCAGCGCCTGCGGAGCAAGCACCGGAGGCCGCTTGCCGGAGACGCCGCCGATGCTCACGGCGGTGCCGGCCAGCCCGTCGATATCGTGTTCCTCGCCCGTCTCGGTCCAGAAGCGGACCTGAGCGCAAGCTGCGTCACGCAGCGCCTCGGCGTCCCCGGCGTCCAGCGGCCCGCCGTCCTCATCCACGAGGAAGGGAGCCGTCACGGTGGCGTCCAGCAGCTCGGACGCCCGGCGCAGTAGCCGCTCGGCGTCCGGCGGAGCGGTCAGCCCACTCCACGTCTCGTACTGCTCGGCGGTGGCGTAGGGTGTCGGGCTCATGCGTCCTCGGCCTCCGGGGTATCCGGCGCGTCGAACGCGTCCGGGAGGTCCAGAGGCGTCTCAACCGGCGTCTCGACGGGTGGCGGCGCGGGCGTCTCGCGCTGCCGGTCGCGCACCGGCTCCAAGCGCCGCGAACGGCGCAGCCAGATGGTTCTTCCGTCCGTATGCGGCAGGTGGTAGTAGGGCACGCGGCTCACCTCTCTCCGTCCCTCGCCCCGACCGGCACGCGGTCGCGCCGGAAGATAGGCGGATGGTCAACGCGCAGCCGTGGCGTCCCGGGTGCGCTCAGGTTCACGGCCTCGCCGCTCCAGTCCACGTCCAGCGCCGAGGCGTCCTCCCCCAGGAAGGTGTGCGCGACTCGTGGCCGGCCAGCGGTACGGGTGCGGTCGGTCCCGCCCCGGCCCTCCACGAGCGACGGTCCGTCGGCGTGGTCCACGAGCGACGGCCACGTGTACCAGATGCGGGAGCGGCGGACGAGGCTCCAGTACCGGCTGAGCCGCCGGTCGTAGTTGGGTACGCCCGTCAGCGCGTCGTAGTGGGCAATCATGTCGGGGATGGCGTCCGTCGGCACGACGACGAGCGGCCCCCAGTTGAGGGTATGCATAGTCAGCCACGAGATATGCGTGTGGCGGTGCTTCTGGAGCGCCTTGTCGATGAGCCTCCTGTACGGCAGCACGCGGCTCGCGTAGCCGCACAGCGGCACGTCGGCGGGGAGGAAGTCCAGCGCCCGCTCCAGCCCCGCGCAGAGGTCGCGGCAGACCAGCACGTCGTCCTGGATGACGGCGTGGTAGTCAGCCTCCGGGTCGTAGGCCAGCATCGCCCGCCGCCCGGTGTCGTGGCGGTCGTTCCTCTCGTCCCACACAACGGGGCACTCGCGGTCCAGCGCGGAGAGAATCCGCTCGACGCTCGCCGCCCGCGCCGGGTGCGCCATCATCGCCACGGACAGCCTCATCGTGCCGCCTCCCGTTCGAACACCCAGAAGCCGATGGCCCGGTCCGGCCCCTCGTGCACGCAGCGCCAGCCCCGGGGAACGTCCGGCAGGAACTCGCGGTGGAGCACGTGCGCCTCCCCGGCCTCGTCGTGGTTGGAGGAATGGATGCAGACGACCGGAGCGGAGCCGAACAGCAGCTTGAGGTGCCGCCGGTAGAGCCGTTCCTCGGTCAGGTGGAAGAGCACGTCCAGCGAGAGCGCCAGCCCGGCCGGAGGCAGCTCGGGTGCGCGGATGCCGTCGAAGTAGACCCACGCCCGGCGCGGCAGGCGGACGCGCTCCCGGCAGATAGCCAGCGCCGCCGCCGATACGTCCAGCCCCACGTAGCGCCGCACCTTCAGCCGCGCGGCAATCTCGCCGTCGCCGCAGCCCCAATCGATGATGCGGTTGACGCGGTAGCGGTCCGTCAGCGCGTTCACGAACGCCGCCTTATGACGCGCCGCCGCGCCGCGCGAGCCTTCCCCGGAGCTGCGCCGTCCGGCGAGGTAGCGCGTCTCCCAATACTCGATGACGGCCCGGCTCACAGCGGTCGCCTCCGGAGCCGTCGCTGGTTGGCCCAGTGGTGGACGGCATACGCCTTGGGGAAGTCCTCGCTCGCACGGTGGAGCTGGTCACAGCGGTACGGGTAGAACAGCTCCTGGCCGAACACGGTCACGCCTTCGGGGTGTGCGCGGTACTGCGCGGTGAGGAAGTGCGGCCCGCTCACCTTGGACGGACGCCGCTTGCCCTTGCCGGCCAGCACGGACGCGGGCAGCGCCTCCACGAGACGGGCGAGGAACGGATGGCCCGGCACCGCACCCATGATGGCGTTGTTCACCACGTTGTCCTGCCGCTCCCACGCGGCGAAGCAGGAGACGCCCTCCAGCAGCTTGTCGAGCGGCATGCGTGGCTCGAAGTCGGTGTCCACCCAGACGCCGCCGAAGAGGTACAGCAGCTCGTAGCGCAGCACGTCCGCGCGGAGCTGGCCCGCGAAGCCCGGGCAGAGACGCCCCGCCGCGTCGTACAGCTCCCGGTTGCGAAGCACCGGAAGGTGCGCGTCAGTCCAGAGCCGGTATGCCCAGCCTGGGTGGAGCCGCCGCCAGCCCTCCGCGAACTCGCGGTACGCGGCGGGCAGAGGCGACCCCACCCAGAACTGGTGCAGGATGCGTGGAATCACGCGACACTGGAGCCTTACGAGCTGGTCCGGTTGGCGGCCGCGATGACGACGCCTTTGGGGCGCAGGAGCTTGGCCCCGTACAGGAGCAGACCGCGCACCACGTCCGCGAAGTGGTCCTGGCTACGCATCGCCTCCACCTCGTTGACCTGGGTCACGAGGCCGAGAGCGGACGGCGTGCCGCACCACACGAGATAGTCGTCCCCGCCGCTCGTGAGGACCGGGTTGGAGTTGGACTCGTACACGTCGAACCCCGCGCCCCGGCCGATGTGGCCGTTGAGCAGCGCGTCAGCCGCCGTCTGGCCAAGAGCCGGGTTCTTCACGAACTTGTCGTTGTTCAGGAGCTGCCCCGCGAACCACGGCGGCACGACGCACCAGCGGTCTGTGTCGGGGATGTCCTTCTCGGCGCAGGCGGTACGCAGCTCCAGCAGGAGGTCGTAGGCGTCGTCGCCGCTCCCCACGTTGACCGAGCCGAGGTCGTTGCCCGCGTCCACGGCGTCGTAGAGGTCCACGATATGCTCATCGACCGTCTTGGCGAAGCCGTACCCGGCGTTGCGGGTGGCCTCCCCCACGAGGTCGCCGGCCATCTGCCGCTTGTCCACGTCGTCGACCTCGAACGCGAAGTAGTGCGCCTGGTCGATGACGAGCGCCTGCTTGGTCGTTGCCAGCGTCTCCGGGGTGACGGTCGTGCTCCCCGGGGAGTACGCGCCCACGGACACGTCGCCCAGGGTGTTGATGTGGACGGTATCGCCTGCCTGCGAGACTTCGCCCTCGTAGTCTCGGCTGGCGAGGTTCGCGTAGACCAGCTTGCGCTCGAAGTTGAGCAGCAACTTGGCGGACCAGATTTCAGGAACGAAGTCGGCAACGCTCACGGTAGAGCCTCCCTGTACGGAGTGGATGATTCCGCTTATCGCCCGTCGGCGGCCCGTGGTAGGGGCAGCTTCCGCGCCTCACAGGTGAGGCTCCGTGTTTAGCGTCCCGTCGGACGTGCCCTAATGGTAGGCGAGGAACGGCCGGAAGAACGCGGGCATCATTCGCGGATACGACCCTCGCGCAGCGCCGCGTCAATCTCTTCCTCGTGCTTGGCGTACTCACTCGGCTTCTTGGCCAGCTCCGCTATCTGAGCCCGGGTCCAGACGCGCTTGTCGCCCTCGCCGCCTTCCATGTCCGCGCCGGACCGCTTCGACGGAGCGCCGCCGAACAGCTCCGGGATATCGTCCTTGAGCGCCGCCACCGCCGATGCGACGGCCTTCGCGTCCGGGGTGCCGTCCTCCACGGTCACGGCGTCGAGGTCCAGCAGGCGCAGCACGCGGTCCAGCCGCTCCGGCTTGGCCCCGGCCGCAGCCGCCGCCACCCGCGCCTCGGCCGCAACGAGCGTACGGTCGGCCCGCGCCAGCGCCTCTGCGGCCTGCTTCACGGCGTCTTCCTTCTCTGCCTTCAACCGTTCCGTCTCGTCCATCTGCGCCCGCTTGGCGGCCTCATTCGCCTCTTCCTTGGCTCTCTGCGCCGCAGCCCGCTCCGCGCGGCGCACGCGCTCCGCCACCAGCTCATCGATGGCGGCCTGCTGCTCCGGCGTGAACTCCACCCGGCCCGTGCCCTGCTGCCGGTCCTCTTCCCGGCGCTCGTTTTGCTGCTGCCCGCCCTGTTGTTGCTGCTGTTCCTTGTCCACGTCTTCCGTCTCCTGTCCGTCAGATGGCCTTGCCTATTTGCTCGCGGTAGCGCAGGCGCGGCAGGTCGTGCTCGGCCACATGGCCGCGTAGCCGCCCCTGCCACTCCCGGACCTTGCGCCGCGCCTTGGCCGCGCTCACCTCGTCCATGGCCACAGCCTCCCGCGTCTTCCAGTAGCGGACGCCGCGCTCCAAGTGCCGTTGCTGCTGCTCCGCCGCGTAGCGGTCCGGGTCGCCTGCCTGGGTATCGTCCGTCCGCGTCAGCCCCTCCACGTAGGGCGCGAGCGTGTGGCGGCAGGACGGGTGGAACAGTCCGTCACGCTCGGCGTCCGCCAGCGTCAGGTAGCCCGGCGTCAACCCGTCGAGCGACAGCACTTCGCCCTCCCACGGGGTGCAGAGCGGACAGCTCCCCGGCGAGCCGGATACCGTCACGAGGTCACGACCCGCTGCCCGTACCCCGTCCATGACGCCCTGTCGCTCGGCGTTGTGGATGGCCGTGCGGGTCGCCATCTCGGTGTAGCTGGCGAGGTTCCACGCCCGGCCCGTCCGGTCTATGAACCCCGTGATGCCCCGGCCCGCGAGCTGGTCCAGCGCCGCCTGCGCCGCCTGCCGCCGCGTGAGGCTGCCGGCCAGCCCCTGCATGGTCGCCCGGCCGACCGCCTGCCGGTAGATGTCGTTCACGGCGCGGAGCACGTGCAGGTCCGTCTCCGCCAGCCGCCCCGCCAGCGCCCGCGCCAGCGCCCGGGTAGCGGCCTCGGAGTCCACCCGGGCCAGCGTCGTGGCGATGCGGCCCCGGAGGACGACCGCCCGCGCCGCGTTCGCGCCGCGCTCATGCGCCGCCGTGACGGCCGCCAGGGCCGCCCTGTCGCGCTTGGCATGCATGCCGCGCATCAGACGCCGCGCCGCCGCGCTCAGCGCCGCAGAAGCGGCCACAGCGACGCCCGCGCCGCGTTCCTGGTCGGCCAGCCAGCGCCGCACCTGCAGAGCGAGGTTCGCCAGCAGGGCCAGCTCCAGTCCGCGCGCCAGGCCGAGCAGGGTGTCGCGCTCGTCGGCCATCAGAAGGCGGGCTCGCTCACGGCGCGCCCGGAGTCCTCGCGGATGCGCTCGACCTCGGCGGCCAGCTTCTCGTCGTCGAGGTCCGGCTGGGCCCGCCGCACCGCCGTCTCGATGGACACCGCCTCGGCGGTCCGAAGCAGGGTCAGCGTCTGCGCCTGCTCCTGCGGCGTCTCGCGCGCCTTCGGCCACGCCAGGATAGGCGTCTCGACCACGGTCGGGTGCCCGAGCACCGCCCGGTCCACGGCGAGCAAAGCGGCGCAGGCGTCCTTCACCGCCGGTGCCCAGTAGCGCCGCTTGCGCTCGATGGTCTGGAGCGTCTTGCCCTCGCGCAGGCGGAGTGCCGTGCCGGAGTCCGCGCGGCCCTCGATACGCAGGCCGAACGTCTGCGGCGAGTAGCCCGCGCGAGACACGGCCGACTCCATCAGCCGCAGGACGGTCTGCTCGTGTTCCTCCGCCCGGATAGCGGGCTGGTGGACGACGATGCTCATCTCGCCCGGACTCATGCCGTCCAGCTCTGTGAACACCTCGGCGTCGGCGTTGAAGTAGCGCCCGCTGCCGCGCTCCGGACGGATAGTCTCCAATGCGTCGTGCGGAACGAGAATGCGCGTCTTGGCCAGCCGCACGTCACGCGCCCACGAGCTGTACGCCTCGTCCAGAGCGTCCAGAAGGTCCTCAGCCCCGGCCA